CCCTTATTGCCTGTAACAAAAGAATTTATTCAAAATGTATATGGTACTGGATCCTCAACGGGCCTTCCGCAATACTTTGCCGTTTATGGGGGTGATTCAGCCACCACTGGTCTAACTAGTCAGAATATGATTATTGGGCCTATCCCTGATCTCAATTATTCCATCCGCCTTACAGGAACCGTGCGTTCCGCACCATTATCGGCCACGAACACGCAAACCTACATTTCGGTCTATTTGCCAGATATGTTTATTATGGCATCTATGATTTATATCTCGGCTTATCAGCGCAACTTTGGTCGCATGAACGATGACCCGCAAATGGCTCAATCCTACGAAGGCCAGTATCAGGCACTTAAAGCCAGCGCGTTGATTGAAGAAAACCGCAAGAAATTTGAAGCCGCTGCGTGGTCTTCTTATTCTCCTGCTCCTGCCGCTTCACCAACGAGGTAATCCATGCCTCATAATACAATCAAGCTGAAGCCGGGCGTAGAGACTAACACAACCCCAGCGTTGAACGAGGCGGCGTATTCGTCATCGGCATTTATAAGGTTTTTACCTGAACGCAATGGTTATGGTCTGGCACAAAAACTTGGCGGTTGGGTGGCTTACTACGCTTCCTCAATCGGGTCCAAAATCCGCGCTCTTAAAGGTTGGGCTGACCTTAACGCCACTAACCACCTTGGCATTGGAGCGGAATCCTCACTGAGCGTTTTGACGGGCAATAATCTTGTCAATATTACGCCTCAAACGTCCGTAACCAATACCGCGCCCGTTTTTGCAACTACATCTGGCTCTAATGTCGTAACCGTAACCGATAGCAACATTACAGCATCCGTTTTGGATTACGTTACATATGTCACGCCAGTAACCGTGGGCGGCCTCGTTCTCAATGGGCCTTACAAAATCCAGTCGGCTGCGGGTACGCAATATTCAATTTACGCATCGTCTGTAGCTACATCAACGGCCAACACGTCCACTAACACCGTGGGTGGTTCATTCGTTGTCGGCAACACCTATGAGATTGTGTCTGTTGGTTCGACCAGCTTTACATCTATCGGCGCGGCAGCAAATACGGTTGGCGTTATTTTTACGGCCACAGGCGTAGGTTCTGGTTCAGGTACGGCTCGTCTTGTTGCAGAATATGCTTTTGCCACCACAAACGGTTCGTCTATTGTTACCACCTATTTTGACAATCACGGTTTTAACGTAGGCGATTCTTTCTATGTCGGCGTTTCAACCACGGTTGGCGGTATTCCTCTTTCTGGCCTTTACACGGTTCAAAGCGTTGTTACGACCAGCTCGTTTACCTTTGCGGCTGCGAATAGCGCGACATCAACTGTTGGACCGACCACTGCTACCGTCATTAATAGCGGATTGGTGCAATCTACTTTTTACGTTGCCATTGGCCCTCAACCCATCGGTACAGGGTTTGGCGTAGGCGGCTTTGGTGCAGGTGGTTTCGGCGTTGGCACAACTCAGCCTAGCGTCCCCGGCACTGCAATTACGGCTACCGACTGGACGCTTGATAACTTTGGTCAAGATCTCATTGCCTGTCCCGCAGGTGGAGCAATCTATTACTGGGATCCAAGCGGACAGCTTCAAAACGCACAGATCGTTGGTGGCAATGGCCCATTGGTAAACAGCGGCATATTCGTCGCCATGCCTGAGCGCCAAGTGATAGCCTATGGCTCGTCGTTTACTCTATCGCCTGATCCTATGTTGGTACGTTGGTCTGACATTGAGGACTTTACCCAGTGGGTCGCAACGCCAACAAACCAAGCTGGTTCTTACCGTATTCCAACGGGTTCCAAGATTGTCGCTGGTATCCAAGGGCCGCAACAGGGTCTTTTATGGACCGACTTGGACCTTTGGGCGATGCAGTACATTGGCCCTCCATTTGTCTATGGCTTCAACAAAATTGGATCAAACTGCGGCGCTATATCACGTCATTGCACAGGTCAGTTGAACGGCGCTATCTATTGGATGTCGCAAAAGCAGTTTTTTATGTCGATGGGTTCTGGCCCTCAAACCATTCCATGCCCTGTGTGGGATGTCATCTTCCAGAACATCAACACATCGTATCTTTATAAAGTCACCTGCGGCGTAAATAGCCAATTTAATGAAGTGACATGGTACTATCCATCGGCATCGTCCACGGAGAACGACAGCTATGTTAAATACAATACGGTTCTCCAACAATGGGACTACGGTACTCTTGGCCGGACTGCTTGGATTGATCAATCTGTGCTTGGGTCTCCTATTGGTGCTGGGTCTGATAATTACCTGTATCAGCACGAAGTAGGCAATGATGCTGCGAACGGCACCCAAACAACCGCTATGCTGTCGTCTTTCCAAACGGGTTATTTCCAGCTTAATGAGGCCGATAACCTAATCTTTATTGATCAAATTTGGCCTGACATGAAGTGGGGAACCTATTCTGGAAACCCCAATGCCACAGTGCAGATTACATTCTACGTCACCAATTACCCCGGCGATACGCCAGTGGCATATGGCCCTTATACGATGACGCAAGCCACTGAATACATATCCGTCCGCATCAGGGCGCGTCTTATGGCGTTCAATATATCATCAAGCGATGTTGGTACGTTCTGGCGTCTGGGTGCAATCAGATACCGCTATCAGATTGACGGGAGATTCTAGTGGCATCACTTGACGATATTCTAACTACGCAAAAAAACGGTGTGCAGGGCATTAACGCTCTTAATCACACTACGCAGAATCTTGCCGGTACGATCAACACATACGAAGTTAGTGCAACCACATATTTTGCAACAACGATCGGCTGGGTGGCTAAAGTGAGCGTTATTGTCGCTGGGTCCACCACTGGGACCATATATGATGCCAATTCTGTTGGAACTGCGGTGACGGGCTTTCGCCTTGCCATCATCCCTAACACGGTTGGTATCTACACCATCAATATGCCCGTTAACAAAGGCATCGTTATCACCCCAGGAACAGGCATGATTGTTGCCGTATCGTATAGTTGAGGTCGTCATGCCATTAGCACACGGTAAGTCACAAAAGACGATCAGCAGCAACATAAGCGAAATGATTCATGCGGGTCATCCTAAAGATCAGGCTATAGCTGCGGCGTTAGAAACGGCCCGTCATACAAAGGCGTTTGGCGGACCTATGCCTAAATTTATGGAAAAATCTGTTAAACAGCCCAAAATGCCTCGATTGTTTAGCGGTCCAATTCATAGTCCCGTTGCCGGTCGCACAGACCATTTACCCATGCACGTACATTCCGGCTCTTACGTTATTCCTGCCGACATTATTTCGGCAATGGGCGAAGGCAACACGATGGCGGGGTTTAAAGCCGCCAGAAGGATATTTGGCGGCACACCTTATGGCAGAACGGGCAATGTTTATGGGGCAACTTCTGCACCTTACGGCATGGAAATGCCGCATAAAGCACATGGCGGTGAAGTAAGGCCGGTTCCAATCGTTGCAGCCGGCGGCGAATATGTTATTCATCCAAGAGATGTGATAAGGATTGGAAATGGTAGTCTCGATAGAGGCCATCAAGAGCTTGATAAGTTTGTGAAGAAAATGCGCCGAAAGACAATTAAAACTTTACAAAAATTGCCTGGCCCAAAGAAAGATTAAGCAATGACTGTTGAACTAAAAATTCGCGTTGCTGTTCCAGAAGATGTCCATGAAATCATGGATCTTGCTTTATCGGCTTGTGGCGAAAACGGTTTTGTTGATCCCAACCCTCAAAAACTTTTGGCCGAAATTTGGCCGGCTCTTCATCGCGATCATGGGTTAATTGGCGCTATTGGGCAACCTAATGGCATAATTGAAGGCGTTGTCCTTCTTCGTGTTGGTTCTATGTGGTATTCCGACAATCCTGTTTTAGAAGAAAAAGCTATTTTTATTCATCCTGATTTTCGGTCCGCCAAAGGTGGCAGAGCTCGCCAATTATGTGAATTTTCAAAGCAAGTTGCCGATTCTCTTGGCATACCTTTAATTATTGGCGTTCTTTCTAACCATCGTACAGAAGCTAAAGTGCGTCTTTACGAGCGGCAATTTGGCAAGCCAAGTGGTGCATTTTTTCTGTATGGCGCTCATACAGGCCAGCATACGATGACGGAGCACTAAAATGGGCGGGAAAACCTCACAATCAACTAATCAGGTTACTATCCCACCAGAAGTTCTGGCACGGTATAATTCGGTCAATGCTACGGCTGAAAAAGCTGCCGCAACTCCCTTTCAACAATATAGTACCGATCCAAATGCTTTTGTTTCGCCATTAACGCAACAACAGCAAACTGGTATTTCGGGCGTTAACCAATATGCCAACGCAGCCCAACCCGCATACGGCGCTGCCATGCAAGGAACGGCTCAAGCTTTTCAAGGTTATAATGCCCCTAATTACGCTGCCGGCGTACAGGGTTATATGAATCCTTATTTGCAAAATGCGATGGGCGCTACTGCTGATCAATTGCAAAATATTAATCAACAGCAACAACAGCAATTGCTTGGCCAAGGCATAAGCCAAGGTGCTTTTGGTGGTGATCGTGGCAAAGTAGCTCAAGCCGCATTAATGAATCAACAGAATCTTGCGACGGGTAATGTGTTGGCTAATATGGCCAACCAAGGTTATCAGTCTGCTGCTCAAAATTATCTTACTGGTCTTGGCCAACAAGGCTCTCTTGCCAATCAATTTGGCAATTTAGGTCTTGGCGCACAAACGGCGGGCCTTGCTGGCGCACAAGCTCAAATCGGCGCGGGTACACTTGGACAGCAAACCAATCAAGCTGGGCTATCGGCACTATACAATCAATTCCAACAACAACAAGCTTACCCCTTCCAGACGGCTCAATTCTTGGCCAATATTGCCGAAGGTACTGGAGCTTTGTCGGGTTCGACAACGACATCAACGCAACCTATGGGGTTATTTGGTAATCTTTCTGATGAACGCGCCAAAGAAAATATTGAGCCAATTGGTAAAACATTCGACGGCCAAAATATTTATAAATTCAATTATAAAGGCGAGCCTAACGCGCAAGTTGGTCTTATTGCGCAAGACGTGGAAAAACGTAATCCAAATGCCGTCCATGAGCAGGGCGGTTTAAAATATGTTGCTGT